GTCACGGCCGTCACGGCCATCCAGAACGGGGAGGCTGCGTAAATGGGACGCCAGGCACTCGTCAATCTGGCGCTGACGCTCACCGCGTCAGGCGCCGTCAGCAAGTTCCGGGCCGTCGGCTTCGACGGCGCACAGGCCAGCACCGCGGGCCAGAAGGTCCTGGGCGTGGCGCTCTATGACGCCATCGACGGCACCGACTTCCCGATCGGGGTGGACGACACCGTCCTGGTCGAGGCCGGCGCCGCGATCAATGTCGGCGATGCGCTGACCGTCGACGCCCAGGGGCGCGCCGTCCCGGCGAGCCAGCTGGAGGTCGCGGCCGGCGGCACGGCGGTCACCAGCACCGCGGCCAACGGCGCCATCCTGCAGGGCTCGGTCCCGCCGGAGTACATCTTCGCGGATGCGCTCGAGGCGGCGTCCGGAGCCGGGGACATCATCGAGGTCATCACCCGCCGGTAAGGCGGCGTCAGGGGCACAGGAGACAAGTGAGAGTCATGAAAAACCGTATCCAGTACTACGTCGTCGCCGCGCTGATCGTCGTGGCAGGCTTGGTCGCCGCGATTGAGCCGTCGTTCGCGGCCACCGTGCATCACTTCCTGGCCGCGAACCCGCTGGCCGGCGTCGGAGGCATGGCCGCGATCGGCGCCCTGAGCCCCGGCGAAGCCCGGGTCATCGACCCGATCCTGTCCGAGGTCGTCCAGGGCTACGTCTATCCGGACCTGGTCGGCTCGAGGATGTTCCCCGAGGTGCCGGTCGATACCCGCGGCGGCCAGATCATCGCCTTCGGAAAAGAGGCATTCGAGCAGTACAACATCCGCCGCGCTCCGGGCGGGGCGACCAAGCGCCTCGAGATCGGGTACTCGGGTGACAAGTACGCCGTGGTCGAGGACTCGGTCGAGGCCAAGGTGCCGTTCGAGATCCTGCAGGACGCCGAGCGCGTGCCGGGCATCAACCTGGCGCAGGCGTATATGCGGGTGACGATGGAGATCGTCCGCAAGGGCCTGGAGGTCGAGCAGGCGGGGATTGCGCTCGATGCGAGCCGCTACGGCGCCAACAACAAGGTCGCCCTGTCGGGGACCTCGAAGTGGTCGGACGCCAGCTCGAACCCGACCACCGACATGGACGACTACCGCGAGGCGGTGCGCCAGCAGATCGGGATCTACCCGAACCGGCTGCTGCTCTCGGCCCAGGCGTACAAGGCGGCCCGGACGAACCCCAACATCGTCGACCGCTTCAAGTACACCGGCCGCGACTCGATCACCGCCGACCTCCTGGCCCACCTGTGGGACCTGGATGAGGTGGTGGTCGGCAAGGCCGTCACCTACGACCCCGACGCCGGCACCATGACCGACGTGTGGGGCAACAACGCGGTCCTGTTCTACGCCCCGGACGGCCCCAGCACGCGCCAGCAGCCGAGCTTCGGTTACACCTACAAGATGCGCGGCAACCCGTACGCGGAAGAACCCTACCGGGACCGCAACGCCAAGTCCTGGATCTATCCCATGACCTACGAGCGGGTGCCGGTGGTGACCAGCATCGACTCCGGGTTCCTGATCCAGACACCGGCGTAAGGGATTCACCGTGGCGACAGCCTGGGAGCCGGTGCCGGCCACGGCTCCCAGGCAGCCAACCTAAAGCGCCCTCCGGCCGGCCGGCGTTGGCCGGAGGGCGAAGCGGGAGAGAACAGTGGCAGCAGCGAAGCAGAGCAAACCGAAGAAGACAGACGCCGTCGAGGTCAAGCCCGTCTCGACGCCGGTCAAGCACGACGGCGTGGTATACGAGGTCGGCGAGGCGATCGAGGCGGAGTACCGCCAGGTCGAGCACCTGGTGGCGGCCGGCATCGCCACGCTGGAGCGCGTCGTCACCGGCAAGTCCGGCGGTGGCGGCTCCGGGAAGAAGGACGAGACCGGCGGCGCCGAGGGCGACGGCACCGGATCCTGATCGTGACGACCTACGCCACCCAGCAGGACCTGGTCGACCGCTTCGGCTCGGACGAGCTGATCCAGCTCACCGACCGCAGCAGCAGCGGGACGATCAATGCGACCGTGGTCGACCAGGCCCTGCAGGACGCCACCGACGAGATGGACGGCTATATCGCGGCCCGCTACGAGCTGCCGCTGCCATCCACGCCGAACGCGCTGGTGCGGATCTGCGCCGACATCGCCCGCTACCGGCTCTACGACATCCAGGCGCCCGAGGCGGTGGCCCAGCGCTACAAGGATGCGGTGGCGTTCCTCAAGGCGGTCAGCGCCGGCACCGTGGCCCTGGGCCTGCCGACGGCACAGCAGCCCTCGGCCGCCAGCGCGCCGCAGAAGTCGGCCCCGAACAAGGTCTTCGGCGGCAGCCGGATCAGCGACTACCAGGGCTGGGACTATGGCGACGGTAAGTGATTACCTCGCGGTGGAGGCGGCGCTGATCGCCCACATCGGCGACACTGTCGGCTCGCTCAAGAAGGTGCTCGGCGCGGCCGACCTGGCCGGCGTCCAGGAGCGCCAGCAGGTGACCCCGGCGGTGCACGTGATCTACCAGGGCGACGACGTACCGACCGGGCAGCACGACCGCGGCTACTTCGGATCGCCGCAGGTCGTGCACCAGCGCTGGCTGGTGGCCGTCGCGGTGCGCAATGTCCGCGGCATCCGCGAGGGCACCGCGATGCGCGAGGAGGCCGGCCCGATCCTGGCCCAGGTCATCACGGCGCTGGAGGCCTGGCAGCCGCCGGCCCCCTGGCGCCCCATGAAACGCGCGCCGTCGCCGCCGCCCTGGTACAGCAACGGCTTCGGCTACTTCCCGCTCCTGTTCACGACTGAGGTGGTGCTGTGAAAAAGAAGGTGAAGGTCCAGTTGAAGAAGCCCCACACGCATGCGGGTCGCCGCTACGAGGCGGGCGACACCATCGAGGTGTGGGACAGTCAGGCCGAGTGGCTGGCCGGCATCGGCGTCGCGGCCGCCGCCGGCGATCCGGCCCCCAAGAAGGCCGCCGGCGGGGAGGATAAGTAATCATGCGATTCATCGGACAGGGCAAGGTATACGTCGCCACGCGCGATGCCCAGGGCAACCCGGGCGGCTTCCGCTGGCTGTTCGACGTGTCCCAGCTGCAGCTGCAGCCCAAGAGCCAGACCATCGACCACCAGGAGAGCCACACCGGCCGGCGCCTGACCGACGTCCACGTCATTACCCAGACGCAGATGATGCTGCAACTGACGCTCGACGACTGGGATCCGGAGAACATCGCGCTCGCGCTCTACGGCACCCACACGCAGGTCGTCTCCGGCACCGTCACGGCCGAGCAGTTGCCGGCCGCTCTGGTCGACAACGACTACGCGATGCTCGCCAATCCCGGCGTCTCCAGCGTGGTCGTCAACGACAGCGCGGGCACGCCGGTGGCGCTGGTCGAGGGCACCGACTACCAGATCACGAACGCCGACCTGGGCATGATCCAGCTGCTCAACACCAGCACGTTCATGCAGCCGTTCACGGTCGATTACAGCTATGCGCAGTACGACAAGACGGCGGCGTTCGAGACGTCGCCCCCCGAGCGCTGGCTGCGGTTCAACGGTATCAACCTGGCCGAGCAGAGCAAGCCGATCGGCATCGACCTCTACCGGGTGGTGCTCGACCTGCCCAGCCAGATCGACATGATCAACACCCAGGTGGGCACCTTCCAGCTCGGCGGCGAGGCGCTCTACGACAGCCTGAAAGAGGGCAACACCGCCCTTGGGCAGTTCGGCCGCGTGCTCCAGCTGTAATGGGTGAGACGGACAACAACAACGGCGACGCCGAGGTACTGTTCCCCGACCGTGACCTGACGCTGAGCACCGGCGAGCAGGTCACGGTTCGGGAGTTTCGTTTCCTCGAGGGGCTCACCGTCGAGCAGGAGGCGCGGCCGCTGCTCGAGTCGCTGCAGGCCGCCGGCGAGAGCGGCGACGTCGCCCCGATCGACATCCTGGACCGGCTGCTGACCGACCATCGCGACCTGCTCATGCGCCTGATCGGCCGCAGCTGCGACCGGGATCCGGAGTGGTTCGAGACCCTGGGCGATGCCGACGGCACCACGCTGATGCTCGCCTTCTGGGAGGTCAACAGCCGTTTTTTTATGCGCCGCCTGCTGGTGCGGTGGACGATGCGCAACCTGGGCGAGATCGCGGCGACGCGGTCCGGATCGGACGCGTCTTCGCCACCCTCGTCGCCCACGGCCACGCCCGGCGCGAGCTCCGCGGATATACCTGGCGACAGCTAGAGCTGTACTACCGCGAGGCGAGCGCCCTCGAGAGCCGGCGCCGGGCCGACCGCGTCGAGGAGCTCACCGCGGCGATCGGGGCCAGCGTGGCAGGCGATAAGAATGGAGGTCTCCGACGGTGGCTCGAAGCGCTCCGCAGGCAGTAGCTCTACCCGTGGTGCCACCACGTTCGGATTCGGATCACCACGAACCAGACGATCCCGCCCAGCGTGAGGACCGAGGTCGCTACGACGAAAGCAATGCTCCCCGAGCCGGCCGCCGCCGTCGTGAATATGAACCCGGCGATTATCGCCATGACCGCGAGCACGGTCTGTGCCTTGAAGCGTTTCGCGGTCTGCTCTACCGGCATCGCGGCCCGTCGTCCGGTAGCCGTCGGGGCGCCGCAGTTCGGGCAGCTCGCGGCCTGGTCGGAAACCTGGTGGCTGCACTCAACGCAGTTGATCAACGCCATCGTTCTTCTCCTTTGGAACCTTCCCCGGTAGGAGCTTAGCAAATGGCGGAAGACATGAAACTGCTGCTGCGGATCCAGGCCGACCTGAACCAGGCGGCCCGCGAGATCCGGGGCCTGCGCGGCGACGTCAAGGGCCTGGGCGCCAGCGGTGAGACCGCCTCCGCCGGCATCGGCCGGGTCGGCCGCGCGGCCGAGCACACGAGCGGCCTGCTCCGGGAGATGCGTCAGCAGCTCGTCGGCCTGTTCGCGATCGGCGAGATCGTCCGCTTCGGAGAGGAGATCGTCCACACGGAAGTGGAGATGCAGCGCATCCACTACACACTGGAATCAGTCACCGGCAGCAGCGCGGCGGCCGGGCGCGAGTTCAAGTTCATCAGCGACACCAGCCAGCGTCTCGGCCTGGACCTCCAGACGACCGCCCAGGGATATTCGCGCCTGGCGGTCAGTGCCAAGAGCGCGGGCATCACGACGCGGCAGATGCACCAGGCATTCCTTGGTCTCGCGGATACGTTCACCGTGCTGCATACGCCCGCGGAGGATGTGCAGGGACTGCTGGTGCAGCTCGAGCAGGGCATGTCCCTCGGCAAGCTGCAGATGCAGGATTTCCGGGCCATCGCCCAGCACCTGCCGGGGACTTTCGAGCTCGCCAAGGAAGCGGCGCAGAAGATGGGCGGCTCGCTGGAGAAGATGCTGTCGCAGGGCGGCGTCCCGGCCAAGGAGTTCTTCCAG